AACGTCAGCTGCAGCATCGCCCGCCCCGACAGATCGGCGGCGGCGAGCGCGCGCCGCGCGCGTGGCTCATCCCGGCGGATCGACTGCGCCATCGCCCTGCGCATCGCGCGGCTGGGGTTGGCGTCGATCAGCTTGATCTGGCTGCGGCCCTGCTGCTCGGGATCACGGGTCAGCCAGATCGTGCGATATAACTGTCCTGCCGGCGGCGGCACGCGCTGCGGGTCCAGCACCTTCACGGCGCGGCCTTCGCACCTCGCAAGCCACGCGGCCGGGTTGAGGCTGCGCTGACGATCCGTGTCCATGTCCTCGAAATCGGGGAACGTGCCGACGGTGGCGATGCCGCCAGCCGCCAGCATCTGCATGACCATCGACGTGCCACAGCGGCCCAGGCCAGCGACGATCACGGTGGGGAGGGGCGCCTTCATGCGCCGACCTGGAGAGCTGGCGCGGCGGCGCGGCGGGCAGCCTCTGCGGCATAATCGCGTTTCGCATCAATCGCGCGCTGGCAGGTTCGGCATCGGCGGAAAGTTCGCCCATCGGCGCGCCGCGCCATGTAGGTATTTTGAGGTACGAATGGATGCCCGTGGCGACACGCAGATTGTCGTTGCTGATGCTGCCGGCCTTTTGCGATCATGTCTCTGTTATTGGCGGCGACATCACCGAGCCAAAGATGCGCTGGGTTACAGCACCCCGGATTATCGCATGAATGGCAAGCCGCTTCGGCGGAGGTAAGTGGCCTCCCCAACTTGATCGCTAGAGCGATGCGAGATGCGACAACCGCTCGGCCTTCGATCCAGAATTGGCCATGGCCGAACTTCGTCCGATAGCCCTGCCACATCCAACATTCGTCCGCAGCGCCGTTGCCGATCTTCGATTTAAACCGCTCGACCACAGCCTTACTGAACATGATATCGTCCCTCCGCAGAACTCTGGGGGAGTGCCGACGCGGCGCGCGCGTCCGAGGCAGCTGGGGGGATGGGCGCCGGGTCGATATGGCCGGTGGCGAGACGCCAGATCCGGCGCCACTGCGGCGCGACCGTCTCGCTCATCGTGAAGATGGCGACCTCGGCGATCGCGATCAGGCACAGCCAGCCGACGATATGAAGGAAGGTGTCGCGGGTCATGTCAGACCTCCTGTGCGAGGGCGGCGGCGCGGGCATCCTCGACCCACTTCGCGCCGGCGGGGGTGGCGTGCCATGCCTCGACGCGGGGACGGGCGCGGGTGCCGCGATATTCGGCCAGGCCGTCGCGCTCGAGCGCGCATAGGACGCTGTCGTTGCGGGACCTGTCCCAACCCTCCGGACCAATGCGGCGGAGGTAGATGAGGAACTGCTCCTGCTTTTCCGACCGCGGGGCGGGTGCGGCGGCGATCATCGCGCGCGCTCCGGCCAGCCGGCGACGAAGCCGGCGCACGCGCGATCGGCAGCTATCCGGCGCGCGGCGGCGCCGGGCAGCAGATCCTGCAGGCGGGTGATGTTGCGATGGATGGTCGCCTCGTCGGCGTAGGCTCCGTTCACCTCATCGACGAGCGCGCGGAGGTGGTCGCCATGGGGGCGGTGATCGTTGCCGCCGCCACGCCGGGCGGCGAGGTCGGCGTTGATGAGCTGGAACAGCTGGTCGAGGTCGATCCCCAGCATGTCGCAGCGGGCCTGCATACCGCCGACCAGATCGTCGATCTGCTCCTTCAGCGGCGGGCGATGCGCGCTATCTGCGGGCAGTTCGAACAGCTTGGCGCTCAGCCGGCGCAGGTCAATGACGGCGGCGCGAAAATCCTCGACGGCGGCGTCGACGCGGGGATCGCGTTCGTCGCTCGGCCAGTCGGTGCGTAGGGCGGTGGCCACGGGTGAAACCTCCATGCCGCGTCGTGCGGCGATGAAGGTCAACTGCGCTATCTTTCGTAGCGTGTCAACACGTTTTGTAGCGTAGCTACCACAACGATCGCATCTCAGTCGTCATCGTAGATGGGGTCCGGAAAGAATCCATCGTCGATCGGGCCGGACTCTTCACGGTCGAATGCCGGCAGCGCGGGGCTATCGCCGTCGAATGCAATGCGAATCCACCCGCAGGAGGTATCGAGAGCCTGGAAGATGGCCGCTGACGTATGACCTTGCCGCCAGAGCGTGCCTATGAAGACGGCCCTCTCGGACTTAATGTAGCCAAGCTGAATGCCTCGGCAGGAGTATACGGCTATGGCGTGTTCGTCGACAGGTTCGCCAGGACGACAGATTTCAAGCTCGAAGCGCCGTGTTGGGCCTTTAGCGTTCGGATAATCAATCCCTACTATCGCAAGGCTTTGAGGGCGCATTGAAGCTACTTCCTCGATCCCACAAAAACCACTCGCCCGACGATATTCATATCGCGCAGCATCTGCTTGTCTGGCGGCACATTCGGATTATCCGAGAATATCTCGCAAACTTCCCCTTGCCTCCGAAGCCTTTTAATGGCCGCCTCTTCGCCGATAGTGAAAGCCCACATAGCGTCCCGCTCGGTCAGTACTCTCTGCGATCGATCGAGCAGCACGAGGTCGCCGTCGCGGATCGTTGGTTCCATGCTATCGCCCTTTCCGCGCGTCCAAGTCAGCGTAGCGGGCGGCGCGTGGGTAATGGTTTCAATCCACGCCTTGGGGAATCTTAAGACCTCGACGTCCGGGTAATCCACGGCAAACGTTGTGCCGAGGCCGTAGGCCATGTCGATGTGCTGAATGCCGACCATCTCGATGGCATCTACTTCCTCGGCTTTCGGCGCCGCGACGACAGCAGGTGAAGGCGGCGTCGTCATTGGTTCCGGCCCACCTTCAAGCAGCCATTCTGCAGATACGCCCAGCTTGCGCGCAAACAGAGCAGCGGATTTTGCGAAGCCGTTTTGCCCATTCTCGTAGGCGCGATAGGTGACCTGCGGCACCCCAGCCGCATCGGCGAAGGCTGCCTTGCTTGCGAAGCCCGCGCGGCGACGCGCCCATTCCAAGCGCTCGTGAGGTGTATCGAGAGGTTTCTCCATAGTCGGTCTGTTGCATATCGTAGCGCTACAAATCATGTTGCAATCGCCCGCTACGAATGATAGCGGTGAGGAATGCAGAGCTTTCACGATCATGCAACGCTCATCACGGCGCTCGGCGGGGCGGCCAAGGTAGCGGCCGCGCAAACGGTCGATACCTTGCCGGTTAACGTTCGAGCTTGGGCCGCGCGCAATCGGATACCAGCCGAACATTGGGAGGGGGTGATCGCCTTCGCAGAAACCGCAGGTGCTACGGTCACTGCAGATTGGCTGATGCGCACTACCCCTGCACGAGCCGCGCGCTCGCTTCCCCAAGCCCAAGAGGCCGCGGCATGACGCTCACCCCCGAACATGACGCGGCAGTGCGCGCGATCGTAGCGAAGATGCTGGCGCAGGCGTTGGGCGGCGCGGATGCACGCATTCGCGACCACCTTTACGCCGTCGCCAAGCCTTCCCCCGCCACGGTGCGGCTGGAATGCCTTCGCCTTGCCGCCGCATCCTACGACCCCATTGAGGGTCGAGCGGCGGAAGCGCGGAAGCTTACCGAAGCGGCGGCAGTATTCGCTGAATTCGTGTTGGGTGCGTCCCATGCGTAACGCGTCACTCGTCGGGCAACACCGCGCCGCTCTCAAGGAAGTCGAGAAAGCGCAGGTATGTTTTCTCGACGGCGTTCGGCGTGACCGAAACAGGCGCCCCCGGCTTGCGCCCCGAGAACAAGCCACCCGAAAGCGCCATATGCGCTTGGGTGAGCTGCGCCGCGACGATCGCGGCCGTGTCGCCGCTAAGCTTTCGATCTGCCATTCTTGGTCTCCTGTCGTGTGTAGCAATTCGACAGTAGCCGAAGCCGGCGGCGCCTCAAGCGCCGCCGGTGGGAGGCGGATGCTGTGAGCGCAATCAAGTCTCGCGATATTATTGTCGAACTCGTCGCATATGATGCGGCGAGTGGCGCCTTGACTTGGCTTCACCGAACGGCCGCCCATTTTACTGACGGGGTGCGCACGGCAGCCGAAAAATGTGCGCGCTGGAATGGTAAGCTGGCAGGTAAGGCGGTTCATCTCAGCGACCGCCGACCGATAATCGTGTTCTGCGGGCATAAGGCCCCCCGCGCCCACATCGCCTTCCGGCTTGGCCACGGTCACTGGCCCGTCGGTGTGATCGATCATATCGACGGCAATTGCGCCAACGACGCGCTCGACAATCTGCGGGACGTCAATGTCTCCGACAACAACCGCAATCGCAGGACGCCCGTCAACAACACGAGCGGCCACATCGGCGTTCATTACTGTCGACGGGCCAAGCGCTGGATTGCCCGCCTCGTGGACGATCACGGCAAGAAGATCGAGGTCGGTCGTTCGGCATCCCGCGATGTAGCGATCGCTGCTTGGGAGGCGTCCCCTCTCCGCAATCGCTATCATAAGAATCACGGGCGCCCTGCGCTCAAACCTCTCCCCGCGGCCGCTGACACCATGACGGGCGGCCGCCCCCTCGCCGGTGACGCGCGTACCTGCGTCACCGGCACCTTTGTCGACCAGCGCGCGGGCGACCGCGAGGCGGACGGCCTTGGGGGCGAGGTGGAGGGTATCCCTATTCATGTCGAAGGCTTTGCAGCATGACCGCGCCGCACATCCACCACCGCTACCGCACCGTTCCCGCATCGTTACTGCTTGAGACGCTCGGCAACAGCCTCGAGATGATCAAGGACGAGGACAAGGCGACCGATGCCGACCTCGGCGCGGTGCTGGGCAAGCACGAGGACACCGCTGCGCGCTACCGCACGGGCCTGGGAGAGATGGGCGTCGTGTCGTTCCTGCGCGGCTGCCGCGAATGGGATGGCCGCTTTGCCAACGACGTCATGGGCCTTGTCGGCATGCGGATCAGCCCGATCGACGCGGCCGGCGCCTGCGAGGGCCGGACGGCGCTGAAGGCGCTCGCCGATCTGATGGCGAAGAAGGCGGCGGCGCTCGAGAACGACAACATCGTCGACGACGACGAGCTCGACGGCATGTGGCCCGAGATCGAAGCCGTCGCCCGCCACATCGATCGCCTGCGCGAGCAGCGCGCCAAGTCTCAACGCCGCCTGCCCGACCTGACCTGAGGATCTAGCCCGCGGGCAGCCGCCCGCCAGGAGTGACACCATGACCGAGATGATCGGCGCGGAAGCCTTCGCTTCCGCGAATGAAGAGTTGCGTCCTGCGGACGCGTATCGCGCCTTCCTAGAGGCGAAGGTGCCGACCGTGTCCCGCGCGGGGTTGGCGTGCGACATGGACGAGGTGCCGACCCACCTCGCCGACGGCCGTCCGCTGAAGGATCACCAGCGCGCCATCGTGCGCTGGGCGGTTGAGGGCGGGCGCCGCGCGCTGTTCGAGGCGTTCGGCATGGGCAAGTCGATCCAGCAGCTGCTGATCCTCGACATCATCCGGCGCAAAACCGGCGGCGACACGCTGATCGTCGCGCCGCTCGGCGTGCGGCGCGAGTTCATGCGCGACGCGGCGCTGCTGGGCGTCGACCTGCGCTTCGTCCAGTCGGACGAGCAGATGCGCGCCGCACTCGCCGACGATCCCGTCGACGGCCCGATCTTCCTCACCAATTACGAGAGCATCCGCGAGGGGAAGCTGACCGTCGACACGATGACGGCCGTCAGCCTAGACGAGGCGAGCGTGCTGCGTTCCTACGGGTCGAAGACGTTCCAGACGTTCCTGCCGCTGTTCGACAAGGTGCCGTTCCGCTTCGTCGCGACCGCCACGCCATCGCCGAACCGATACAAGGAGCTGATCCACTACGCCGGCTTCCTCGGCGTGATGGATACCGGCCAGGCGCTGACGCGGTTCTTCCAGCGCAACAGCGAGAAAGCGGGCGACCTCACCCTCTACCCGCACAAAGAGGAGGAATTCTTCCTCTGGCTCAACGGCTGGGCGGTGTTCCTGCAGCGCCCGAGCGACCTCGGCTTCAGCGACGACGGCTATGATCTGCCGCCCATCACCGTGCGCTGGCACGAGGTGCAGTCGGACCTGACCGACGCCGAGGTCGAGAGCAACGGGCAGGGTCGTCTGATGCGCGATGCCGCGCTCGGCGTCGTCGATGCGGCGCGCGAGAAGCGCGCCACGCTCGCCCCGCGCATGGCGGCGGCGCAGGCGATCGTCACAGCCGGCGGCGGCGATCACTTCATCATCTGGCACGACCTGGAGGCAGAGCGTCACGCGATCGAGGCGACGTTCCCCGGCATCGACACCGTCTACGGCTCGCAGGACCTGGACCGCCGCGAGGGGATCATCGAGCGGTTCGCCGAGGGGATGAGCCGACTGCTCGCCGCCAAGCCGGTGATGCTCGGCAGCGGCACCAACCTTCAGCGCCACTGCCACCGCGCCGTCTTCCTGGGCGTCGGCTTCAAGTTCAACGACTTCATCCAGGCGATCCACCGCCTCCAGCGCTTCCAGCAGGCCCACCCGGTCGAGATCGACATCATCCATGCCGAGACGGAGCGGGAGGTGGTGCGCGACCTCCAGGCGAAGTGGGCGCGACACGACGAGCTGGCCGCTACCATGTCGGCGATCATTCGCCGGCACGGCCTCCAGCATGAGGTGGCGATCGACGCGCTGAAGCGGTCGATCGGTTGCGAACGCCGCGTCGTCAGCGGGGAGGGATGGACGCTCGCGCACAACGATTGCGTCGCCGAGACGGCGCTGCTCGAAGAGGGATCGGTCGATCTCGTCGTGACGTCGATCCCCTTCTCGAACCACTACGAATATACCCCGTCGTACAACGACTTCGGCCATACCGACGACGACGCGCACTTCTTCGCGCAGATGGATCACCTGACGCCCAACCTGCTGCGCGCGCTCGCGCCCGGCCGGCTGGCCTGCATCCATGTGAAGGACCGGATCCTGTTCGGCTCGGTCACCGGCGACGGCGTGCCGACGGTCAACCCGTTCCACGCCAAGTGCATCGAGCATTATATCCGCCACGGCTTCCAGTTCATGGGCATGATCACCGTCGTCACCGACGTCGTCCGCGAGAACAATCAGACCTATCGGCTGTCGTACGGCGAGATGCTGAAGGACGGCACCAAGATGGGCGTGGGATCGCCCGAATATGTGCTGCTGATGCGGAAGCCGCAGTCTGACCGGTCGCGCGGATACGCGGATCGTCCGGTTGCCAAGAGCAGGTTGGGGTCTGTCACGCTGGTCGATGGCCGCGTCTTTCGCGAGGACGATCCCGAGTTCGAGGATGCCTACAACGAGGCGTTCGGGCCTGTAGCCGAGGTCGACAGCGGATACAGCCTGGCGCGCTGGCAGGTCGACGCCCACGCGTTCTGGCGGTCGAGCGGCGAACGTCCGATGACGCCGGACGAGCTGTGGGAGGTGGAGGATCGCTTCACCTCGATGGCGACCGGCGCGATCGCGAAACGGTTTCGCGAGGAAACGCGCGATCTCATCTACAGCTACCGCTCGCACGTCGAGATCGGCGAGGCCCTCGCCGCGCGTGACCCGAACGACGGCCGCGGCAGCTTGCCGCGCACTTTCATGGCGATCGCCCCAGGCAGCCATGATCCCGGCTGCTGGGATGACATCGTCCGCATGCGCACGCTCAACGGCGAACAGGTGCGCAAGGGCGCCGAAAAGCACGTCTGCCCGCTCCAGTTCGACATCGTCGACCGCCTGATCGAGCGCTATTCGATGAAGGGCGAAATGGTGTTCGACCCGTTCGCTGGCCTGGGCACGGTGCCCATGCGTGCGCTGGCGCTCGGCCGTCGCGGCGGCGGCAGCGAGCTCAACCCGTTCTACCACGCCGCGAGCGTCTCCTACCTGCGCGAGCAGGAGGTGGAAAACGCCGTTCCGACCCTCTTCGACCTGCTCGACCTCGAGCATGACGGACGCGCGGCGGCGGCATGAAACGCGGCATCCAGCCCGCCACCCTTCGCCAGATGGATCGGCTTGCCGACCACATGGCCGACGGCTGCCCGTCGATCACGGAGGCGGCCTACCGGATGCGCATCAAGCAACAAACGGCCGATCGCTGCTGGCAGCTGATCCGTCGCGAACTCGGGAAACAGGCAATATGAGCAGTGGATATCGCACCTTTTCGGACCGCGGGCCGGAGGTCGAAGGCCTGATCGGCGACACGATGCGCGATCGCAGCACCCGCGAGGCGACCGACAATCTGCTGCGCGCCCAGCTGCGCGCAGGGCAGCACCTGCTCGCGCTGCCGGTTGCTCGCGCGGTTGGCGTGACGGTGGGCCTGTTCGGCACCGACGTGCGCCCGTCGGTGCTCGCATGACGGCGGCGGTGATCACTTCCGAAAAGCCGGAAGTTACACGCCGCGCACTTTCCGCGCCGCGCATGGTCGGCCTCGAAACCGCCTGCGAAATCCTCGGCGACAAGGGCGGGATCAAGCACGTCGCCGAGCTGATCGGGTGCAGCCCTCGCGCCCTGTTCGACAAGCGCGAGGGCAACACGACCATTACGGACTTCGAAGTCCGGATGCTTGCGCGCGAGCTGGCCAAGGTCGCCGAGCGCTGCACCCGCGTGTCCGACAACCTCTTTAGCGAAATTGGCGAGGGGCCTGCCGCGCCCGCCGCCCCCTCCATTGGAGCCATCGCATGACGACCATCGCCTTCGAAACCGACAAGCTCAACCGCGCGCTGCGCGAGGTGCGCGCCACCGTGCAGCGCCGCAATACCATTCCGGTCCTCGCGAACGTGCTGGTCGAGGCGGAGGGCGAATTGGTACGCCTGACCGCCTCCGACCTGGACGTGATGGTTGCGCTGACCGTACCGGCCGTCGTCGAGCGGCCCGTCAGCTTCACGCTCGACGCACACCGCCTGGCGGACGTGGTCGGGTCGTTCGGCGGCGGTAGCCAGACGGCGATCAAGTTTGATGGGTCGGCGGCGACGGTGTCGAACGGCCGCGCGCGGTTCCGCTTCGCGACGCTGCCGAAGGACCAATTCCCGATTCTGAAGCAGGAGGTCGTGCAGGCGCGCTTTACGCTGGAAAGCAAGGCGTTGGTGCGCGCGCTGGACGTGGTGCGCCATGCGGTGTCGACCGAAGAGGTCCGCTATTATCTGAACGGCGTCTTCCTGCACGCATTCGAAGGATCGCTCCGGTTTGCATCGTGCGACGGCCATCGGCTCGCCCGCTATGTCGACGATCTGCCAGCCGGCGCCCAGGGCATGCCCGACACCATCCTGCGCACCCGCTGCATTGATCTGGCGCGCGCGGCGGCGGAAGCGCGCGACACGTCGATCGACGTCGCGGTCGGCGACGGTAAGGTCACGATGGCCGCCGGCGATTTCGTAATCGTCGCCAAGGTGGTCGATGGGACGTATCCGGATTACGCCCGCACGATACCGGCGCCGGCCCCGGCCGTCGCCTCGGTTGATCGCGACGCGCTGAGGGAAGCGGTCGGCCGGCTTGCCCTTGTGGCGACGGACAAGGTGCGCGCGGTCCGCTTCGATCTGAAGCGAGATCTCCTACGCGTCTCCATCACGACGCCCGAGCATGGCGAGGCCGTGGACGAGGTGCCCTGCGAATACGAGGGCGAGCCGCTGACCATCGGGTTCAACAGCAAATACCTGCGCGACGCGCTCACCGCGCTCGATGTCGATCACGTCCAAATCTCGATGGCCGACGCGGCAGCGCCCGCTCTCATCACCAGTCTGAAGGCACCGGGCACGAACCTCGTGCTGATGCCGATGCGCGTCTGACGCGGCCACCAACCACCACGAAGAGGAGGTAACGATGGGAACTGCACTTGATTGGCGCGAACGTCTCGCGCGCGCGATCCTGGCCCGCGACTTCGACGCCGCCGCGGCCGAGCTCGAGATGCTGAAGCACACGAAGCCGGAGTGGGCGCCGTCGATCTACCGGGCGCGCGCTGCTGTGAATCCGCCCGTGCCGTTGCCCCCTCGGCCGCCCTTTGCGCTGCCGATCGACGGCGCACGGCCTGGCGCGGTGCTGGGCGATGACCTGCGCGAGCGGGTCCGCCCGTCCGATCCGATGTTCGACTATCGCGATGGGGTGAAGGCAGCCTGATGATCCGCTACCTCGACGTCTGCTCGGGCTACAGCGCCTTCACCCTCGCGTCTGCGGGGCTGGGGTTCCGCTGCGTCGGCTATTCCGAGATCGAAGCGTTCCCGCGCGCGGTGCTTGAGCAGCGTCACGGGGCGGTGCCGGTCGAGTGGGATCACCGCTTCGTCCCCGGCAGCAACACGACGCCCCTGTTCGGGGACTTCACCAAGATCGAGAGCCACCATGTTGGACCTGTTGACCTCCTTGCCGGAGGCACGCCCTGCCAAGCATTCAGCGTCGCAGGAAAGCGCCTTGGCCTGGATGACCCGCGCGGCAACCTCACACTTGAGTTCCTGGCGCTGGCTCGACGCGTTCGCGCGCGATGGCTGGTATGGGAGAATGTCCCCGGTTTCCTGTCGCACGACAGCGGACGAACGATGGGAACCTTCCTCCGGCTCCTGGGCGAACTCGGGTATGGGTGGGCCTACCGAGTGCTGGACGCTCAATACGTCCGAGTGGACGGGCACGAGGGGGCCGTGCCCCAGCGGCGGCGGCGTCTGTTCGTTGTCGCACATCTTGGAGACGCAGCCGGTCCCGCAGCGGTACTATTTGAGCGCGAAAGCCTGCGCGGGGATCCTGCGCCGCGCCGCGAAACGGGGGAAGGCATTGCCGGCCGCGCTCGCCACGGCATTGCGTTCGATGGGCAGAACGTCGGCACCGCCGGGTTCGACGAAGCCGTAGGGACGATTGATACAGATGCTTCTCACCTTAATCGCGGATTGCACGTAGCTCACTCGCTGCGGGCCGAGGGCTTCGACGCCAGCGAAGACGGAACAGGGCGCGGCACGCCGCTCATCCCCGTGTACGCGATCCACAGCGATGCGCTTGATCGGACCGGTGAGGGGGTGGGCGGTACTGCCGCCGAACGCGCAGGTTTGGGCGTGCAGCCGGACATCGGCTACGCGATGCGTGCCAAACGACCCGATGCAGTGGCCTATCGCATCACCCCGAACGATGGCGCTTACGAAACGGGCGACATCACCGGATCGCTGACGACCGGCACGGATCGATCGGCGCAGGCGCTGCTTGAGCCGGTCGCATTCAGCGAGAACATGCGGGGGGAGGTGGTCGAAAGCTGCATCACCCGCGCGCTCCAGACGAGCGGCGGCAAGCCGGGGCAGGGTTACGCCGCTGTCCGTTTAGGCTGGTCGGTTCGTCGGCTGACCCCGATCGAATGCGAACGTTTGATGGGCGTGCCGGACGGCTTCACCGCGATCACCTATCGCGGGAAGCCGGCGGCGGACGGGCCGCGCTACAAAGCGCTGGGGAACGGCCAGGCGGTCAACGTAATGCGGTGGATCGCGCACGGCTTGGCCGACGTGGTCGCGGCGCAGGATGGCGCGGAGGCGCGGGCGGCGTGATCGAAGTCACGCTCCCCTGGCCCGCGCCATCGCTGAACCCGAACCAGGCGCGCCGGCTCCACTGGAGTAAGCGCGCCAAGGCGGCCAAGCGCTACAAGACTGATTGCGGCTGGGCGTGCAAGGCGGCCGGGCTTCGGCCGGTGGCCTATTCGGCGGCGGCGGTGGCCGTCGTCTTCCACCCGCCTGACGCGCAGCGCCGCGACATCGACAACATGCTCGCCGCGATCAAAGCCGGCCTCGACGCGGTCAGCGCGGCGATCGGGATCGACGACAGCCTGTTCGAGCTCAGCATGTCGCGCGGCGCGCCTGTCACCGGCGGCGCCGTGATCGTCCGCATCACCGACGCGAAGGTTTCGGCGCTGTCATGGTGACCGGCTTCGACCTCTGCCGTGCCGCGGTGGCGGTGACGGGCATCAGCGCGCCGGAGCAGAGCGTGCTCATGGTGCTCGCCATCATGGCCAATGAGCATGCGCAATGCTGGCCTGCGATCAATGGCGCGACCGGCCTCACCGGCAAGACGAAGCTGAAGGAGCGGACGGTTCAGAACGCCACGAAGGCGCTCGAGGCGGCGGGACATATCACCCGCGTGGAGCGGCCGGGCAGGGGGATGCTCTATACCGTCCACCCCCGCACGTCATGCACCCCAGCAGGTCATGCACCCCCGCAGGAGGTGCGCCCCGCAGGAGGTGCGCCTACCCCCGCAGGAGGTGCACCCAAACAGCCAAGAACCACCACTCCTTCGAAGGCTTCGCCTTCTTCGGAGCGCGGGCATGTGCCCGCCACCACCCGAATGCTGATCGCTCACATCGCTGTGTCGGCGCTGATCGCCGGTTGCACCGGGAAGCCGATCCGATCGACTGCGGCGAAAGCGCGCTGGCCGAAGGACATGCCGCCGCCGCCCGCCGTCACCGACGACCAGTGGGCCGGGTACATCGATCACCGCCGCGCCAAGCGGGAACGGCTGACACCGCGGGCCTACGAGCTGCTCTGCGGCCGGCTGGCCAAGGTCACTCTGCCGGGTTGGCCGCCCGGCCGGATCATCGACACCATCGTCGAGCGCGGTTGGCTCACCTTCGAAGAAGCATGGATCGTCAGGATCACGGAGCAGGAACATGGGACAGGAAATCACAACGACCGGCGGCGCGGCGGCGCTCAACGCCAGCGGGGCGCTTACCGCGACCCCCTTCTCGCCCACTATGCTGGCGGCGCAGATCCCGGCCTGGGTTGACCACCACGCGCTCGATGCCAGCTTCCCCCATGGGTACGGCATGCCGATCCCTGCTGGCGCGGGCGAAGGCCTGCGCGCCGCGGCGATGATACATGCCGAGGCGCTTGCTCCCTGCACAAGCGCCGAGCGTCACGCCGTGCTGGTGGGAATGCGCAGCGGCACGATCCCACGCGATGAGACAGGCTTCGAAGCCGACGCCACGATGAGCCTGCTGCGCGTCCACCTGGAAGACGTGCCGCTCGACATTCTGAAGGAGGCGTGCCGCGCCTATTGCAACGCGCCCGGGCGGCGTTTCTTCCCGAGGTCGGCCGGCGAGCTGCGCACCTTCATCAATCCGATGCTCTACGAGCGCCGCGCGCGCGCCATGCGGCTCTCGCGCCTTGCCGATGAGGCGGAGCGCGCCGACGCCCGCGCCGCCGAGCTGGCCGCTGATCCGCTGACCCCGGAGGCGATGCGCGAGATCATGGCGGCGGCGAAGCTGAAGGTGTCGAGCTCGGCGCGCATCATGCCGGGAACGGCGGCGCGGGAGGCGGCGTGAACGAGCAGACGATCCCGCGCGCTGTCCGGATCGACGTTAAGATCGTGTCGTTCGTGCGCGCCTTCCGCCTGACATACGACCGCGGGCCCAGCCTCCGGGAGATTATGCTCGAGGTGGGGGCGGGGTCGAAGACGGCCGTCAGCCGCGCGGTGGCGCGCCTCGTCACAGCCGGGCGGTTGGTGCGGCATGCCGATGGGTTGGCGGTGCCGGGTGACGTCGAGGCGGCCGTTGCGCTACTCCAGCGACGGGGATGGCAGGTCGTTGCCCCTTTGGCCGCATAGCGGAACGGAATGGCAACTATCCCGCCGCCGTGGCCCGCGTCACATAGGTGACGCGATAGCCGTCCCCGCGGTGATCGCATGCGGGGAATAGCGGATGATGCACCAGAGGATTGAGGCGGCGGGCGCCGCGCGTGATGCGGATCGATGGATTGTGCTGCGCACCGCTGCGCCGCGGACGTTGATCCTTGCCGAGGCGTTGCGCGCAGCGGGCTATGATGTTTGGACGCCCACGCGGATGCAGAAACGTCGCGCGCTGCGGGGCAAGACGAAGACCACCGAGGTCGAGGTCGCGCTTATGCCGACGTTCGTTTTCGCTCGCGCCAATCGGCTCGATGATCTCCAAATCGTCCTACGTCTGCCGGTCTCACCTTATCCCGCGTTCTCGATCTTCCACCACTTGGGGAGGGTGGTCCGGGTATGGAATTCGGAGGTCGAGCGTCTCCGCACCGAGGAGCTGCGTGGAAAGGCGCGGCGATCGACCGGCGCAGGGGCGCCGCTCTTCGCCGCGGGGCAGCAGGTGCGGGTCGAAAGCAATCACTTTCGCGGTCTTACCGGGGAAGTGGTGCAATCCGATGGCGCATGGACAGTCGTGACGTTCGGCGGCCCGTTCGACTTCAAGATCGCCTCTATGCATTTGCGAACGGATCAGGTACAGGAACGCCAGCCCAGCTGATGGGCGCCACTGCCGTAAGCAGTCTCGCGGGTTTGAAGGCTGGCCAATGAGCCAATCGCGCCCGCCACCTCATTCCCCGGCCCGCGCCGGCGGAAGTCCGAAGGCTACCGAAGTTTCGGAAGTTGGGAGGCGTTGATGCCCCAGCCTGTCGCTACCACTGCGATGATCCTCGAGCGCTTGGCCGGCGAGCTGCACAGCGCCGCGTTTGACTTCGAGACTGATGTCGAAAGCCACGGCCGCGCCGAGGATCGCATCGCGAACGTTGAGCGGATCGCCGCCGAGGCGCGCGCCGCGGTGCGCGGCCGCAGTCGGGCCTGATGCCCGTCGGGATCAGCATTAAGGCTGACCTCAAACCACTGCACCGGGCGATGATCGCGCTAGGCGCGCAGCAGGTCCCGTTCGCGATGTCGCTGGCGCTGAACGACCTCGCTCGCGGCGTCGCCGCAGTCGAGCAGGACGAGATCAACGACACGTTCGACACGCCGACGCCCTTTACGCAGAAGGCGACGCGCATCGTAGTGGCGACCAAGTCGCGGCCTGTGGCGACCGTGGCATTCAAAGACGTGCAGGCCGAATATCTGGCCCCTTACGTCTTCGGCGGAGATCGTTCGCTCGGCACCAAGCGCGGCATGCTCGCTCCGCGTGCCGTCGGCCTCAACCAGTACGGCAACCTGCCGAAGAGCAAGCTCGCCTCACTGCGCGCGAAGCCGAACGTCTACATCGGTCCAATCAAGACGAAGTCCGGCCGCGTCATCAATGGCGTTTGGCAGCGCCCAGCGAAGGCCAAGGCCGCGAAGGGGCGACGGGCAAGCGGAGCCCAGCCTCGCCAAGGCCTGAAGCTCCTGATCCAGTTCGAGGATACGACGCCAGTGCGCAAGCGACTGCCGTTCGAGCAGGCCGCCCGCCGGTACATCCAGCGGAATGCCGCCGCCGCCTTCGACGCCGCGCTGCGCCGCGCCCTCGCCACCGCGCGTCGCTAGCCCAGCGCGAATGGGTCCCTCCTGCCCCCTTCTGCATCGGGGGTAATTGCGCACCCCGATGCTCGCCCAGCTACGGGGTCGAAAAGTTTGTTGCGGGGGGTCGCTTGTTGCGGGGGAGGGGGCGCCGATGACGCTGCTGTCGATAACGGCCTATGCGGAAACGCACGGCATGAAGCGGCAGGCAGTGCAGAACTGGGTAAGGCGCGGTTTTATCACGCTTTCCGGCAAGCTGGTCGACGTGCGCGCCTCCGACGAAGCGCTGCGCAAAGCTGGGCTGGGACGGTTCAAATCGGCGGCCGCGACGGCTACTCCCGCACCCGCAACAAGCCCCCGCAACAGCGGGCGCAACAAGAAACGCAACAAGTCTCCTGTTGCGCCTGAGGTTGTTGCGGTCATTGACGAGGTTGTTGCCGACTTCAAAGCGGCCGCGGAAGACGACGAGATCGACGAGGCGATCGCTACCGGCTTCATCGAAGAGCTGCTCGCAGGGCAGTTTCGATCCAAGGTCGAAGCGGTCGCGATCAAAGAGAATGCTCTCGCGCTGAAGCACCTGCTCGCCGCGCAGAAGGAGGCCAGCAAGCTCGTTGAGATCGAGGTTGCCGAGGCGGTGATTTTCGATGACCGGCGCGCCGCGCGCGACGCGTGGATGGCGTTCCCTTCGCGGTTCGCGCCCCTGCTCGCCGCCGATCTCGATATCGATGGCGCCGCGCTGGCGGAGGCGCTGAAGCCGTATGTCCACCAGCAGCTTGATGAGCTCGGCGAGCCGGATCTCGACTTCACCGCCGTCGAAAGCTGATCGTCTCCGCCGAGCTAGTCGACGAGGTTGGACGCCGCCGCCGCGTATCAGCCTACCTGAATGGGCAGATCGATATCGCGTCCTCGCCAAGGAGGCGGGGAGCACCTCGGGCAAATACCGTACCGGGCGCGTGGAAATCGCCCGCGGGCCGATGCTGGCAGCGACGGAGCCAGGCTGCCGCAAGATCTCGGCGATGGTCGCGACGCAGCTGCTCAAGACGACGCTGATCGAGAACATCACGGGGTATCACGCCCACCTCGACCCCTGTCCGATGCTGATCGTCCAGCCGAAGGACACGGCGGCCCTCCAGTTTTCGAAGGAGCGCGTGGCGCCCTTCATCAAAGCGACGCCGGTCCTAAGGGGCCTGGTCGGCGCCTCCAAGACGCGCGACGCGGGCGACACGCTTGATTACAAGGCCTTCCCCGGCGGTTTCCTCGGAATCGTCGGCGCCGGCAGCCCCGACAACCTCGCCCGCCGGCCGATCCGGATCATCCTCTTCGACGAGGTCGATAAGTACGCGCCCCTGAAGGAGGGCGACCCGCTCCTCATCGGCGCCGAGCGTCTCGCCACGTTCGAATCGAACTCGCTCGACGTTGCGGTCTGCTCGCCGACGGTCACGGGCGAGAGCAAGATCGAGGTTCGCTTCAACCAGTCCGACCAGCGTCGCGCTTCGGTCGCCTGCCCGCATTGCGGTCATCGCCAATTTCTCGACTTCTTCCGCCACGTTCATTGGGAAAAGGGAAAAGACGGCAAGACGCACCGCCCGGAAACGGCGCAGGTTTACTGCGAAAGCTGCAACGAGAGCTGGACCGAAGGTCAGCGCCTGCGCGCCCTCGGCACGATCCGCTGGCATCAGACGCGTCCGTTCGAATGCTGCGGCGTCTTCCAGAAGCCGCTCGATCGCTACGAGGCCGCTTGGCATAGCGATACCGGGTCGGCGGCGGTTGATCGCATCTGGGACTGGTGGGAAGGCCCTCGCCACGCCGTCTATAGGGCAAAGTGCAGCGAATGCGGCACCTGGGCCGTGCCAAACATCCATGCCGGTTTCCAGGCGGGCAAGCTTTATAGCCCGTGGCAAAACGATTCCCCGCCGCGGATGGCAGAGAAGTTCCTCGCCATCACGGACGAGGACGGCAAGCTCACCTTCTACAATACGCAGCTGGCGCTGACCTATCGCAAGCACATGGCCAAGCAGGTCGATGGGCATGCGCTACTCGCCCGCCGCGAGAATTGGCCCGAAGGGTTCGTGCCCAACGGCGTCGCGATGCTGACGGCCGGCATCGACACGCAGGATTACCGCATCGAGATCGAAGTCGTCGGCTGGGGCCGCGACGAGGAAAGCTGGTCGATCGAGCATCACGTCATCGACGGCGAGATGAGCGATCCCGATGTTCGCGCCCAGCTGGAACGGTTCCTATCGCGGACGTGGTATAGAGCCGACGAGCGTCCGTTCACGATTGCCGCGGCGTGCCAGGACAGCGGCGGCCACCACACGGACGCTGTTTACGCGTTCTCGAAGGAGAACCTGCGACGTAAGTGGTGGGCAATCAAAGGCGAGAGCGCGCGGACGGGTTTTCGTAATCCGCTGTGGCCTACCAAACGGCCGTCGTCGCGATCGAAAAAGACCTTCCGGCCGATCATTCTCGGCGTGAACGCCGGTAAGGACACCATCCTTCAGAGCTATCTGCCCAAGCCCACGCCTGGGCCTGGGTACATGCACTTCAACGGGGATTGGGACCTCCCCGCCTTCGAACAGCTCACGTCCGAGCAGATCGAAATTAAAGGCGAAGGTTCGCAGAAAATCCGCCGTTGGGTCCCGATCGCTGGGCGGGCGAACGAACGCCTCGACTGCCGCGTCTATGCGCTCGCCGCTCTTCGCGGCCTGATGCACACCGGTCTGAAGCTGAACCGTGAGGCGGCTAAGGTCGGCGCGGAGGTGACGCCGCATACCGAGGTGGTCGGCGATCCTGATGATGGGGATCGCGACGAAAGCGACCACCTTCCCGACGCTGAAGCGCCGCCGACACCGGCGATGCCGGTCTCATCGCCAGCGCCACAGGCGACAACTGCGGCTGCTCCGGTTGTGTCAGTCACCAGCGCCGCACCGGCCAAAAAACTGTCGCTGGGCGCCCGGCTGGCAAGAGGAGGACGGCCATGAGCCTATTCGACGGCCTGCCCGAACCGCAGCTGCGCGCCGCCCTGGCGTCTGCGCAAGCGGCTCTGATACAGCTGATGTCGGGCAATTCGATCGCATCCGTCTCCTACACGCAGGGCGACGGCGCCAAGTCGCTGACGAAGCGCGTCACCACCGTGGCGGAATGCACCGCTCTGATCATGCAGCTGAAGCGTGCGCTCAACATGCCTGGCGGGTCGCGCCGCATGACGGGGTTCGTTCTTCGATGACGGGTGCCGTTCGCATTCTGGATGCCCGCGGTAACCCGATGGTTCCGGCAGCGCCGCGCTCATCTGGCCGGCCGAGGGCGGCGGCGCTGACTGGCGGCAACAACGTGCCCTATGACGCGGCCGACCGGTTCGGTGCCCATACCGCGGAGTGGAACCCCTACCTCTGGTCCACCGACGGCGAGCTCAACCCATACCGCGACACGATCGTCGCGCGCATGCGTGACCTGGTTCGCAATGATGGATGGGCATCCGGCGCGATCACACGCGTTCTCGACAATGCCGTCGGCGCGAACTTTCGCCCGATCGCCAAGCCGGACTGGCGCGCACTCGCCTATTACACGGGCAACAAGGCGTTCGACGCCACCTGGGCATATGAATATTCGAAGGCGCTCGACGCGAGCTATCGCACCTGGGCGCTCAGCGACGGCAAATGGAGCGACGCGCAGCGACGGCTGACGATCCCGCAGATGTTCCGTGTGGCTTTCCGCCATAAGCTCATCGACGGTGACGACGTCATCCATTCGCAGTGGCGGCCTGAACGGCTCGGCTATGGTCGGGCGCGCTACGCCACTTCGATGCAGCTGATTGATCCGGATCGGCTGTCGAACCCGCAGATGGGCCTCGACACTGCCACCAATCGAGGCGGTGTCGAGATCGACGAAGACGGCGTCGCCATCGCCTATCATATCCGGCGCGCGCATCAGGGGGACTGGTTCAGCGCTGGCAAATCGCTGACGTGGGACCGGATCGAGCGCGAAACCGAGTGGGGCCGCCCGGTCATCATCCACGACTTCGAATCGGATCGCGCAGATCAGCACCGTGGTGGCGTCGGGATCCTTGGGCCAGTCGTGCAGCGCCTCAAGATGCTGTTCCGCTACGACGTTGCCGAACTCGATGCCTCGTTGCTGAACGCGATCTTCGGCGCCTGGCTGGAAAGCCCATTCGATCCGGAGTTTGCCGAAGAGGCGTTTTCCGCCGGTGAGAGCATCGGCAATTACCAGGAAGCACGCGCCTCCTACCATGACGATGCCCGGCTCCGCATCCCGGGCGCCGGGCCTAACCTCGCGAAGCTATTTCCGGGCGAAAAGCTGGAGCAGCTCGACACGAAGCGCCCCAGCACCAACTTCGTCGCCTTCGAAAAGGCAGTTCTCCGCAACGTCGCCTCGGCGGGCGGCCTGTCGGCGCAGCAGGTTTCCAACGACTGGTCTGACGTCAACTATTCGAGCGCGCGCGGCGCCATGCTCGAATTTTGGAAAACGATGTCGCGTCGACGGGACGACTTCGCGACCGGCACCTGCCAGCCCGTCTACAGCTGCCATGTGGAAGAGGCGCACGATGTTGACGACGTGCCCCTACCGGCGGGCGCGCCCGATTTCGCCGAGTTCCGCGAGGCCTACGCCCGCGCGAAGTGGATCGGGCCCGGCCGCGGCTGGATCGATCCCGTCGCCGAGGTGAAAGGCGCGATCCTGGGCATGGACAGTGCGCTCATGGATTACGACGAGATCTGTGCCGAGCAGGGCGTCGACGGCGACGACATGATCCAGGCGCGTAAGAACACCATAGCGCGGTTCCGCGAGGCCGGCCTCGAGCCGCCAAGCTGGGCGGCGATGGGGCTCTACGACGTGCCTGCCAACAAGACGATTGCAGATCCGGAGGCGCAGTGATGGAATTCGCTCATCTGGCGCAGCGCATGTTCAACACGCCGATCGCGATCCATCCGCGCAAGGCGGAAATCGCGATGGCCGCGCTAGCCGATCGTCTGGGCATAACGCACTTGATGCGTGGCGACGGCCGTCCCGTGCCGATGGCGTTCGACGATGACGAGGAATTCGTCTCGTCGCGTCAGAGCCGCCAGACGGACCTCGGCTACGACGTGGTGGCTGGCACCGCGATCATTCCGATCGCAGGCACGCTGGTGCAAAAGCAGTCGTCGCTTCGCCCCTACTCGGGGATGACGGGCTACAATGGCATTCGCCAGGCGTTCCTGACGGCGCGCGCTGACAGCGCGGTCAGCCGCATCGCGCTCGATATCAGTTCGGGCGGCGGCGAGGTCGCGGGCTGCTTCGACCTCGTCGATACCATCCACGAGGCGCGCGGCGACAAGCCGATAGCGGCGATCCTGACGGAAAGCGCCT